ATGAAACTCTCAGGGTACGAGACTTACTGTCTTTACCTTGCCTTGAAGAGCCACTTTACTCTTGACAAATACGATTTCTTCAAGTATAATGGTAAAACGAAAAATGTCAGCAAGGAATCATTTCTGATTCGGAAAGACAGATTTCAGTTTGAGAAGTTGGCCAGAAAGTGTGATGATGTAAAGACGCACATGATAGTCAACTTCCTCGCAGATAGGGCATGGATTGGAGATATGCTGGATGATGAGGCGTTTGATGCTACCAAGCGTCATGTGAAAAGTGTCCAGTCCATGTCCTACAATTTTAAGAATGAATTGGAAAAGATAGAAGACTTGAAAGACCTATTCACTATGAGCGACACTGGTTATCCAAAGTTCATGGTAGAATATAACTTCGGCACTCTATCTCTGGAATCAATAATCATCCTTGATGCTTTTATCCAGTTCATTTCAAAGTTTGATGATAAACTTGGCGACGATTATCTCTGGTCTAAGTTTAGTTTCAAAGCACGGAAGTTTGCTCCGTTTCTGCTTCAAGACCTGGACAGAGAAAAGTTCAAACAAATTCTAAAAGAGAAACTAAATAGTGCTTGACAGGACGAGATTGTCCTGTTATTATACAAAACATACAACGCAATACAACGCAATACGGAGAACATACAATGTCAAATTTCGCATCCCTCAAGAAGTCTTCGGCTGATATCGGCCGTCTTACCAAGGAAATCGAGAAGATCAATGCACCATCGGAAGGTGGCAGCAAGGAAGATACTCGCTTCTGGCAGCCAGAGGTAGACAAGGCAGGCAATGGCTATGCAGTCATTCGCTTCCTTCCCGCTTCTGCTGTAGACGGCGATGATGCACTCCCTTGGGTACGCATCTTCAATCACGGCTTCCAGGGTCCTGGCGGTAAGTGGTATATCGAAAACTCGCTTACGACTATCGGGCAGAAGGATCCTGTGTCTGAGTATAACAGCGAACTCTGGAACTCTACCAGCGATGATAACTCGCCGCAGCGTAAGCAGGCCCGCGCACAGAAGCGCCGTCTTACTTACATCTCTAACATCATGGTGGTTACTGATCCGAAGAACCCTGAGAATGAGGGTAAGGTTTTCTTGTACAAGTTCGGCAAGAAGATTTTCGACAAGATCACTCTTGCTATGAATCCTCAGTATGAGGACGAGAAGCCGCTGAACCCGTTCGATTTCTGGAACGGTGCCAACTTCAAGATCAAGATCCGTCAGGTCGAGGGCTATCGCAACTACGATCTCTCTGGCTTTGATTCACCATCGCCGCTTCTTGATGGCGACGATGCTAAGTTGGAGAAGCTGTGGAAGTCTGAATACTCTCTCAAGGAGTTTTTGGATACCAAGAACTTCAAGTCTTATGATGACTTGAAGCGGAAGCTGAACGAGGTGCTTGGTATTACTGAGCAGGCTCAGTCTGCATCTGTGACTGGTCTTACTAGGTCAGCGGCCAAGTCTGAGCCTTCATTTGAAGCGTCCAAGCCGCGCAAGTCTGTTGAAGATACTGCACCTTGGAAGGACGAAGAAGACGAGGACTTGAACTACTTCAAGACTCTGGCTAACGAGTAGTTTGCAGCGTGAGAGGGGCAAGGTTTCTCTCCTTTACTTGCTCCTCTCTTTTATGCTATGTTTGGTGAACCTCTATCGCCAACGTGTCTGCCTTCTGATCTGAATTGCGCTCTGTTAAAGGCTCTTTGCTGTGTTCCTGAAGGTCTATATGCAGAAGCAACTTTCTCTGCCCATTTAGGATCAGACTTTTGTTGATTGGGGATTGGCATGTCTCTTTGCTTTGGCTCTGGCTTTTCTGACTTATTTTCAGCCATTTTATCTACACGATTCGACAATTCATCGATTTTATCATCAGCATATTCATTTGCTTCTGGCTTTACATATAGTCCTTCACCAGAGTTAAACTTGAACTTAGGCTTACCTTCAGCGTCTACAGCAGTCAAGTCTTCATCATCTTGAAGTGTTGGTGTACCGCCAAACTGATATGATTTAACTTCTTCAACTTGTGTATTCAACGTATTCAATACAACACCGCTTTGTATGCTGTCAGTCGCATAAGTTTTTCCATCTTTAATGTAAGGACCGATTCTATTTGCTATGCTATCACCAACAGCAACAGAACCAGGATATAATCCTGCTATTCTCTTTGCTTCTTTTTGAGTTGGATGATAACCGTCTTCATCATATTCTTGAGGCTGTTCGATCTTCACGCCCAATTCAGCAGCAACTCTATTAGCAGTCTCATTTACTGTCTTAAACTTACCTGTTCCTACTGGTGCAATAAAGACTGGAGTATATCCTTTTGCCCTGGCCTGGGCGGCCAATTCTTTAAGATTGTTATATGTTATTTCTGGATCTTCGTTGCCCCAATCGTTTGTACCAGCAGATATGAGCATAGTTTTTCCTGAACCAGGAGGTGCAGGTGTCGCAGTGGCAGTAGCAGCATCTTCTTTCTTGGATTCAGGATAAAGAGAGTTTACATAACCACCCAACTCTTTACCAAATGCGCCAGACTGAACTTTATTTCTGAAATCACCACCTTCTGCTCCAACTCTATCTTGGCCGTATGCCCATGCCATGCCGCCATATTGTTTGTGTATTCCTAGGCCTTCACCGCCAGTATCCTGTACGTGTGTTCCTGATTCATTGAACGATACACCAATTCTAGCGGTGCCGCCAATACTTTGAATAGCTGCTGCGCCTATAGCTGAATATTCAGCAGGATTTACATTATATGCTTCCCATGTATTACCGCCATCTATATCACGACCATTAGCGTCTCTTCTTCCTGGCTTAATATCAAGAGATTCGCCAACACCGCCAGATAAGTGATTAGCACTGTGTGAATCAGCGCCACCTTCAATAGCAACGCGCATTGGTACGCCTTGAGAGGCGGCGTGTCTAAAGACAGCATCAGCAGATAACAATGCACCAGTTCTAATTTTACCTGATGCTAAAATTCTGTCCTTATCTCTAACCAGATCAGGATGAAGGTACTTCCAAATCTCATCATCGCCATCAACAGCAGCATTGTTTCTATAGTATCTTCTAGGATCACCCTCTTCTAGAGTGTTCACATCAATTTTATTGTCTAGAGCGGCTATTATTGCGGAATCGGTTTTCTTCCCTTGAACAATAGTTTTCACATCATCTACTGTTAATATGCCAGAATTTATTGACTTCTGAACTTCATTTGCCATTTGAGGATTATCAACAAAAAATTTCTGGACAATCTCATCGTTCTTAAAGCTTTCCATTAATTCTGGAGTAGCTGTAATTTGATCTTCTATGCCCTCTTTTTTCTTAGCCTCTGCTTCAATCTCTTGTTCGAGATAACCTTGATTTCTAGCAAGATTAGCACTGAATGCATCGCCAGCTTCTTGGGCTGTTTTCTTAACAAATATTTCCCATGTTAAGTTATGCGGACCTCGTCCTAGACCCACCTTAATAAGTTCACCCATGTTTTCAGGTGGATTAGCCAAGTCAGCATTCAAGTCGCGGCCTGTATTATTTCTATATCTTTCCTCTGCTAAGAAAAGAGCGGCGCGATCTTGATTTACAGGACTAAAATCTGTAATAGGATTATCAGGATTTTTCTGATTATATCTTTTAACAACATCATCCCATGTACTTTCTAGAAACTGATATCGACCAGCAGCATTAGAGCCTTTAATTCTTTGTTGTCTTGGGTGATCGGCAAAGCTTTCAAATTCTCCTCCGAAAACTTTTGCATTATAGCTTGGACTTTCCCAATAGTGTTGACTTTTAGTAGGATCGCCAACAGCAATTGTATCCAGCAAAGCTCTTTGTGCAGGAGACAAAGAAGTATCTGCTGTACTGATAATACGACCTTTTTGATCTTTAATTGCAGATGTTACACCAGTTTTACCTGTTGCGGTGCCAAACACTCTTGCTTTCTCTAGGATTTGTTGTACTTTTGATTTTTGTACTTCGCTTTGTTGTCCAGGCAATCTAGGTCTTGTTTGATCGGGCACTGCTTCACCACCATAACCAGCTTTTTGATCACCATAATCGCCACCGCCATACTGATCAAATCGACCGCCAGAATCCAAATAACGATTGGCCAAAATGAAATTGGAAATGTCAGGCAATTCTCTGCGATAATAATCAGGAAACGCTCTAGCCAACTGAATAGGAGTCAACATAGACATTAAGGATTCAGCTACGCTAGGATCTTGCGCCGCCTGAACTCTTTCCGAAACGGATAGACTTAATAGTGATGATAGATCAATTGTTAAGTCTTCGCTAGTTATTGGATTTACTGCCATTTTACTTTCTTCTTGCCTTCATAGCCGCTTCTGCATCGCGTCTATCTTGTTCCTGTTTCTTTAAGAATTCGGATAACAAATCAATAAACACATATCTTTCCCAAGGTATCATATTTTCAATTTCAGCCAAAGAGTATTTGTGATGTTGCATCATGGCAAAATTAGTCTTATAAAAACTCACAACACTATTATGGCTGAACATTACTGAAAAAAACGCACGAAATCTTTGTACCTCACATTATGATCTTTGCCACACTTTGTACATTTACCCTTACAGTTAACAAAGAAAGATGGAAAATTAGATATAAATTCGGCCAACTTATCAAATTGTTCCTGCGTTAAGTTCTCAATAAAGTTTTGTAGTTCTTCCGTAGAAAAGTCTTTGTTAGAATAATACTGTTCGTTTGTGTAAATTCTATCTATGGACGAGACAATAAGTTTGATTTTCTTGTCTAGGCTATCTGTACTATCGTTTAGCAATTTTATGACAGAATAATTGGGATATTTCATGTGGAAAATCAAATTGTCGTTAAACTTTATTTCTGACTTGATGTTTTCGTTCTTCTCTATCTCGACGTTTGAAATATCAATCTTGACTGGAAATTTGCCACGACACGGAGTATTATCTTCTAGTGTATTCTGACAAATGTAATTAACCTCGATGTTTTCGCCTATAGATTTGGCTCTAAGAGCAATAAACAGGCAATCTACATCAAAGAATGGTAGTGAATCAATATTCACATCGTTGTCCAACAAGCAATTATTAATAACTTGTTTCGTAGTCTTTATGATTTCGTTGGCATCGCCACTCTTGGCCGCCATCAAAAGCAGCTTTTCTTCTTTTACAAGAAACGGACGAAACCGAATTTCTTTACCATTTGATGGTAATTTCAACTCATATGTCGGTAAATCAATTTTAGGCAGCATAATATTTCCTTATCTATCATCTATAATTAATTGGAGTCAAACGATTATTTTCCATTGAAGCGCCTTCAACAAGAGCAGATGCACTCTTCGGTTCCACATCTCGACCCACTCTCTTCCACTTCATGTATGTGAATGTTATGGCCAAACGTTCTAATTGATCGTCCGCCCATGTCATTGGCTGTGGATTGACCAATAGAGGATAAGCATTAAACAAAGTAATGCGATATGCCTCGACTGGCTCTACAGGCTGATTGGCTAGACCAGCATTTGGACCTTTATCAAACGACTTTGCATACTCCGTGAATTTCATTATTTCAATGGTTGTCTCATAATCTTTTCTGTAATTGAAATTAAAACTGTTGGTCGGATTGATATATTCCATCCAATCATCAAAGAATTGTCTTTCGTATGATTCGCTGCGGCACAAAAAGGTCATGGTCGTGTCTTCATACTGAGTTAGAACTGGCAATTTCTGATTTGGTCCATAATAACGAACATCAGCATTGACAAATCCGCGACCTGGCATCTCAGCCGCTTCACACAAATATACCAGCTCATTTGTTATATTAGCATTTTTTATTTTATTATCAGTAGAACCGGATGTCACAAATTTTGGTGGATTAATTCTCACAGCAAAACGACAGGACTTGGCTAGTCCGCCGTATTTGTTTATGGCGCCCAAAGCATCATTCATACTCAATTTTTTTAATGGGTTTGTAAATGGAATATCTGACATCTTACTTCTTTCTAATGAATAGTTCTAGGGATAGTTGTGCTGCCTTATCCCATTCTGTTGCTGGTATTTCTATAAATCTTGAGCGAACATGACCAAACAGATATCTTTTTACGGCTGGTGCCATAATAGAACTCACGCTTTTTGACGAACTAAGAAGATCATATGATATTTGCAATTTGGTCTTTGGTGTATATTTTTTAGATGTTGCATAATCCTGAAGACGACCTAACAGACCAGTACGTGCATTTACGTCCAAGTAGTGAATATTTAATCCTAAGAATCCGCCGCTGTATTGTTCTAGTGGAAATACCAGAGGATAAACGTCATATATCGGCAGTTTGTCTTTAGTCTTAGGATCATACTTGAAAAAGAACATTTTGCCTACAACTGGTGCGCCTCTTTGCTGATTTTCCATCTGCATAAGTCTATTACGCATAGAAGCGGCGCTTCTTGCTTTTTCTGTCATCCAGTCGAATAGTTCTTTTGATGTATATTTTGTAGCCATAGAGATATTTATTTAATCCCCAGATGGTCTTCCGTTAAGAGTTTGAATGTCCAACCACGATCCAGACAATATTCTTGAGCCGCTTTCCACTTGGCCTGATTTTTGCCCCATGTCATGACCTCAGTGATATATTGCTTGGTAACTTTCTTCTTCTTAATCGGCTCTCTTGTTTCTTTCTTAGGCTTGACCTCCAAAATCATGGTCTGGACAACACCATCTTTTGTTGCTACTTTTACTACGAAATCAGGAAAATATCTGTGCATACGATTGTCTGTTGGACACACATAGGGTATAGCCAATTCCTCTGATCCCCACTCTAATATTGCGGGATTATCATCTAAATACTTCATAACTCTGAGTTCCCATAACGAACGATAAACAATGTTCGTTGGGTTTCCTCTATACTTCTTAGGGTTTTTTGGTGAAAATTTACCTTTGTATGCCATATAAATATATAGAATAATTACAAGGAAAGAAAATGCCAGATCCATCAGACACAGGTATAGGAGATGTTAACAGTACCTCCTTTATTGGGCGTCAAAGCGCATACGATTTTAAATCCCGCATATTTCCTGAAGATTTGGGCCAAGAAGACATGGCCCATTATATGGTCATAAACATAAACGTTCCGACCGAATCCTCAGGTTCAACCACGCAAAAAGGCAACTTACCTACCGGTACAATATTGGGCGGCGAATTGTCTAAAGTTGATCGACTTAGACAAGGTGGAAATGGTCAGTTGAATATAGGCGGAGATATCGAAATACCTAATATTTTTACTGCTGGTCCAGCCGGCATCAGCACTTTATTACCACCCGGCACAACATTTGGTGATATACCAGGATTTGATAGTGCTCAAAATTTTCTCGCACCTTCAAGAAGAACAACACGAATAAAAGAGTCTATCGCTCTTCATATGCCTAATGGTGGTCTAGTATATACCGAAGAAAACAAATACGAAGAAGTTTCCATGACGGCTGTAATTACCGGTACGATAGCTACGGGATTGGGTGCTATTCCTGGAGTAGGAGGAAGTCTACAATCTGGATTTAATACTGCCGTAAGCGCGGCGAAACGAGCGTCTCAGATTTCTGGTTATCCAGTTAATCCGGCTGTAGAAGTCCTATTTGCTGCAAGACCTCAACGTCAGTGGATGTTTGAGGTATTCATGCTTCCTCGTTCAGAAACCGAAGTTGAAACTGTCAGACAAATAATTAGAACACTAAGATATTATGCAGCGCCTGAAATTACAGGCGGTGGATTTTTCTTTGTACCTCCAGCCGAGTTTGACATCACATTTTTTCAAGCGGGTAAAGAAAACAAGAATTTGCCTAGAATCAATACTTGCGTTATGGACAGAATAGATGTTGATTATTCTCCCGAACAAGCTTACTCTACATTTGTAAACGGTCATCCTATCGCAGTCAGATTGAGTTTAGGCTTTAGAGAAGTGGAAATCCTACACAAGCAAAGAATATACGAGGGTTTCTAATATGGGTAACTTTTTAGATAAATTTCCTCTAGTTCGATATACAGTAGATAAGAAACTGTTAAATGAATTTGATGCCGTTACGAATGTATTATTTCGTATCGGTATTATTAAAGATGTAATGGAAAATAATGTCAATGCCTATTATTTCTATATTGTTAAGGACAGCGATAGACCTGAGACGTTAGCCGAGCAAGTATACGGTGATGCACAGGCTCACTGGATAATTCTGTATGCCAATAATATATACGACCCATATTACGACTGGCCAATGGACGACAGAACATTTGAAAAGTATATAGTCAAAAAATATGGATCTTCTGCATGGGCAAAAACGAATTATCATCACTACGAAAAAGTAATTACCCGCGAAAACCCTTTTGCTCAGGTAACAAACATAACTAAATTCCAGGTAAATGAAGAAAAGTTAACCGAAGATATTGAATATATGGACTCCTATGATACACTCACAGATACGACCGCCTTTTCTACTTACACTGTAGCAGGTAAAACTGTATTTGAAACAATCTCCAGAGATAGAGTAACTTATTATGACTATGAGCAGAAATTGAACGAAGACAAGAGATTTATCAAGATAATTCAGCCTCAATATTACAATCAAATTATCAGTGAACTAGATAATCTTACAGGTAGAAAAGTTATTTACAGAAAACCATGACGGAACTGTTTAAAAATTTACAAAAATATATTACTTCTTTTGAAGTGGATTTTAGTAGTTCTACTAGTAGATCGCTATTTTTTGATTTAACACCAAAAGAAATTACTTTAACCGAGAGTTTGTTGACTCCAGGATTGCAGACATCCGTATCTTTCCAAAGTTATTCTCATAATCCACTCATAAAAAACTTGGATGACTTTAAAACATCAATTGCTGACATTAAAATTATCAAGCCTGCATTGTCTGAATATGGTTATCCTAATGAAATGGAAATATCAACTCGCATCTATAGAATGGACAATCGCAATCTGATTACCAACAGAATAGAAGAATTTACTCTGCATGGATGCGATGACACTCTATTGAATGATGCAAGAAATCTGGTATCAAAGTCATGGAAATGCGTTAGTCCGTCTGCGGTGGTAAATGAGGTTCTAAGTACATGTGTTGGAGCAAAGACAAAAGACGTTGAATTTTCGGGTAATGGTAGAGACTATATCGCAGAGAATATTCATCCATTTCAGGTGATTTCTCAGCAAGCCGATGTTGCTCTAGCCGAAAGTGTCGATCCGTCATTTATTCATTATATGACTTATGAGAACTTTACGAGAGGCGATCCACGTGGCACACACCATTTCAGATCACTAAGAAGTCTTACTGCACCGACGAGTGGAGTGGCTAGATTTTTCACACAAGAAATGGGTTCGTTGGCAGGCTTCGGTCATCCAGAATCGATTCAGTCTTATTCATTCCCTTGTGATTTTGATTATCTGTCCGATTTATTAAATGGTACCGATGATGACGGCTCTCTCATGTCATCTATTGTTACAATTAATCCGATGCTAAAGCAAAATAGTTTATTAGGAAATAAGACAGTTGGTTGCGGTAATGGTAAAGGCAAATATATGACCTCTTTGACAAACTTTAATTCGGCCAAAGACCAGGACTCTTGCAATATCGATGTTGAAAAACACTTGCTATTGCGCCAAGCGCGTATGTCTCTACTAGAAGAAGACAAGATTAATTTGCGTCTGACTGTACCATGGAATCCTGTTTTACATGCTGGAAAAATAATTGAGGTCTATTTTCATAGCTACGGCACAGAAAAGTTTGATAATTTCGGTACAGGTTATTATTTAATACATAGTTTGACACATAATATTAAGAATGGCGGATACGGCACAACTACTATGGATTGTGTGTCGCGTTCAGTCGGTGGAGGTATTGTTTAATGGTTGCTTATCCAAATGAAAATAAGATTGTATATGGCATTGTTGTGGGCGGTAATGACAAAGATCCAGATCCAACTCAGTCTGGTGGCTGCCGCATTTATGTGCCTGGAGAGTATGGTAAAGACGTAAACATCAAACACTTGCCATTCTCACGCACACTCGCGCAGGGCAATCAGCATGGTGTGACAACATTCAATCCACCACCAGAACACGGTGCTGCTGTTATGGCTATGAAGATGGGCGGTCATTCAGGCTCTGGTCACTTGACAATTCTAGGTACTGTGCCGAACGACATTAACAAAGATGGCACGACACCAGGCAATAGTAATCCGTGGCCCGCTGTTCTACAAGCAATTAAAGATATTACATCTATTCGCATTCCGCCAAACGTAGGTTCTGGTGCTGCTGGTTCAAAACCACCGCAAGAAAAAGGCAAGTATCACGCTCACGAACTAGTCAAGTATTTGCCTTCAACGACTACACTCTGGCCTATGAATGGCATACAGATACCGCAAGTTCAAAATATCGCTACAGCCACACAGGCATTTTCCAGTATTCTAACTGGTGATATGCTAAGTATGCTGCCAGGTATGAACATGACACTCGGCTCTCTCATGTCTAGTATGCCTGCTGCACTAAAAGATGAACTATTCAAGAATATTCCACCAGAGATTGGCGGCGCAATAAATTCGATGTCTAATCTCATGCAGTCAATGGAAATAGTGGAGAGCGGTGGATTCAACACCGCAACAAAGATTAATCCTGAAGTTTATTTCAGTAATGCAGCCAACTTATTATCGAACGCAAGAACCATCTATGATATGGTCGGCACATTTCAGCAATTGCAATATGATACATCATTGTTCGGTCTAGACAGTCTGCCTCCTGTTAGCTTTACATCTGCTGGCGGCCCATTCGGCGATATTCCAATGTCAATCGATGCGCTTGGTAATATTACCAGTCTTGTGCCTGAACCAGTTCAGAAACTAGCAGAAGCATTTTCTTCTCTCATGTCTAACGGCGCACAATTTCCTGGAGTATTTCCTGGTGCAAATATGTTCGGCGGCTCGTCTGGAGTATTAAATGAAATGTTTAATAGATTACCAACAGCAGAATTGACCAAGGCTGTAACACAGATGCAGAAGAACGTTGCTCCGGGAACAGCTATGAGAAACTCATTAAATACTGCCGCTAAAGACATTTTCAATGTTGGTGTGACATTAAGTGGTTTAAAGAAGTGGAAAGGATAAATTATGCCAGAGACAAGTGGTACGTTTGCATATAAAGAAGATCAGGAAAAAACACCAAAGCAGTGGAAGGGTCCACCAGATGCCAGAAGTATAAAGGGCGCTGGCACATATCCAAACTATTATTCACATAAGACCCGCTCTGGTCATACATTTACAATGGACGATAGTGAGGGCGCGGAAAGCATCACGCTACAGCATCGCAGCGGTTCCATGTTTCAATGTTTGCCTGATGGAGCAATGCAGTTCGTATCGCACAATGGGCAATACACTTTCGTCTTTGGTGAAAATAGAGTCCAGATCACGGGCGCATACGATGTTACCGTCAAGGGCGATTGCTCATTAAGTGTTGACGGCGATTATAATATGACCGTGCAGGGTAATCACAATACCACTGTAAATGGCGACATGAATATTACAGCAAAGAATATGAATACGGTTGTTCGCGGTAACATGGATACATCGGCCAAAAACATGTCAACGAAAATTGAGGGATCGACATCTATTGAAACGGAAGGTTTAACTAATATATCCTCTGATGGTGGATTGTCGCTTTCTTCTACAGGTGAGTCCGTATCTATTGCTGGACAAGGAGATGTAGGAATTGCTACAACTGGCGAATTGATGCTACACTCAGGCAGCATGACACACATTAAATCCGATTCTGCTTTAAAGTTGCAGTCTGAAGGCAAGTTCTCAATGAAAGCTGGCGGAGAAATGGCACTAGATGGCGGCTCAGAAATTCATCTAAACTCTGGCAAATCAACTGACGCAAAAGAAATGGAAATTAAGTTCCCTATTCCAGTTAATCCCAATCCTGTGGCTGGCGGCCCAAGATAAGGTAGCATAAATAATCACATGATCAATCCAGTATCAAGAAAAAAAGATTATTCCGACTTAGACCTCGATTTCATGCCTCATCCTTCAACAAAGGATGTCATGAAAAAGACTGGCGTTGATGCCATTAAAAGATCAGTACGTAATTTACTTTTAACTAATTTTTATGATAGACCATTCCAGTCATATATTGGATCTAATGCTCTCAAATTGCTGTTTGATAATGCCACTCCTATCACATCTAATTTCCTAGATAATGCTGTTCGTGAAACACTTAGAACATTTGAGCCAAGAATCCGCGTAGAAGATTTGGAAATAAAATTTGATAACGACAATAATGGATACAATTTGAAATTGTATTTCACGATATTAAATCGAAACGAACCAGCAGTCATCACTTTATTTCTAGAGCGCATTAGATGAGCACATCAAACACTTCACTAAGAATAGCAGAACTTGATTTTGATTCAATCAAAAGAAATCTAAAAAACTATCTTCGCAGTCAATCTGAATTTCAAGATTTTGACTTTGAAGGTTCTGGTATGTCGATTCTTATCGATCTGCTGGCCTATAATACTCACTACATGGGTTACTATCTCAACATGGTTGGCAATGAAGCATTTATGGACACGGCTCAGTTGCGTGAATCCATGATATCAATTGCCAAGTTGATGAACTATACACCAAGAAGCAGTCAAGGTGCGGAAACAAAGATTAATATAGTTGTCACTCCTGCGCCAGGATCAGAAGATACTACAGCACAATCCGTTACACTTGACAAATATACAAGACTTCTTGGTGCAGATATCAACGGCATCAATTATCCATTCGTTACTCTTTATTCCAATACAGTTTCCAAAGTATCTGGTTCATTTAACTTTGCAAATGTTGTCATCAGACAGGGCGAAGTAATTACGCGCCAATATCTAATGGATGCTCAGAACACGCGCCGTCGTTTTAAAATTCCATCTTCTAATGTAGACACATCCACTTTGTTGGTTTCTGTACAGGAGTCACCAACAAACACATATACAACCGTATACAATCAATATAACGATATTACTCTGGTTCAAGGCAACACCGCTGCATATTTTGTAGAAGAAGACACAGATTTAAATTATGTGGTTCAATTTGGCGATAACATTATTGGTAAGACGCCAAAGATTGGTTCTGTCATCAATATCAGATATCTTGACAATGTTGGTTCTGTGGCCAATAGTATTAACAGTTTCTCATTTATTGACAAGATTGGCGGAGAGTATAGTAGTAACGTCATCGTAAGTTCTACAACTCCATCGTATGGTGCAGCAGATAAGGAAACAATCGAACAAATTCGTTTCCGCGCGCCATATCACTACACAGTCCAAAATCGTGCAGTGACAACAAACGACTATGAAACAATTATCACTAGAGATTTTCCTTATATTGATGCGGCCTCTTGCTGGGGCGGTGAAGATAATGATCCAGTCGTATATGGCAAGGTCTATCTATCATTAAAGCCAAGAACAAACTACGTTCTGACAACTCTACAGAAAGAGCAGATCAAGGAAAATCTGATTCGTTCTAGAAATGTATTGACAATCATTCCTGAAATTATTGATCCTGATTATGAGTACATCACTATCATTGGTAAAATTACATATAATCCAAGCAAGACATCACTCACGGCAGATGAAATTCTTACTCTTGTGAGAGCAGCCATAACAGATTATAATAATGCTGAACTAAAGAGATTTGATTCTGTTTTCCGTAAATCTAAGTTGCAGAATTACATGGAAAATGCTGAACGTTCCATCACAGGATCAGACATTCAAATCTATCTACAAAAGAGACATATATTAACTCTTGGAACATCAGAAAACGTTCGTGTAAAGTTTAACGTTCCTCTACGTAAGGGTGATTATGTCTCTAAGTTGTTTACGTTTCCAGAAGCAAAAGTATACGATTTGACAAACATTCTTCGCAACGTTTATGTCGAAGAAGTTCCTGAGTCGTTTACGGGTGTAGAAGAAATTGTCATAGAAAATCCAGGAATAAACTATACATCTACACCTACAATTAGAATAAGTGGTGATGGTATCGGCGCGACGGCCACAGCCAAGATTGTGAATGGAAGAATATCAACGATCACTGTGACAAACAGAGGTACAAACTACAGTCGCGCAACTGTATACATTGAAGGAGGTGGCGGTTCTGAGGCCACAGCAACAGCGATGCTAGAAGCCAGAACTGGAGTTCTACGCACATTCTATTATGAACAAAACGGCGAAAAGGTTATAATCAATTCAAATGCTGGAACTATTGATTACGATACGGGTGAAATTTTCTTGGAATCATTCAACGCTCAGTCATTAGTTGAGAACGATTTTTATCCTGCTGACGTTCTGACATTTAATATTCCATCTCAAGGCGAAATAATTATGCCACTTCGCAACCGTATTATTAGTTTTGACGAGGGTGATCCCTTTGCACTTCAACTTACACTAGAAGCAGAATAATGGCAAATACGAACGTAGGCATTTCAAACTTCGTATATTCTCAGGCACCGTTCTTTGTTAGGAACGATCATCCTGTCTTTATCAAGTTCATTGAAGCATACTATCAATATCTTGAACAAGAAGGTAAAACAATTGAGAGGGCCAAGGGTTTTCGTGAAGCACTGGATGTTGACCGCAATATTGACTTATACTCAGAGAAATTATACTCACAGTTTCTAAGTCTTATTCCAAAAGAAACTATTGCAGATAAAGATTTCATCATAAAGCATATCAAAGACTTTTATCGTGCTAGAGGCACAGAGAAGTCTATTGAGTTTCTTCTTGCTATTCTGTACGATCTAGAGACAGATTTCTATTACCCCAAGAGAGATATTCTCAAAGCCTCTGATGGTAAGTGGTATCAGGAAAAATCACTTAAAGTCTATGACATTCAGGTAAACAATACTGCGGATCCTGGAATATTTACAGCCAAGAACTTCGCTGGTCGTCAAATTAGAGGACTAACATCAAACGCCACAGCCACCGTAGAATCTGTTGATGTGTACTATGAAAACGGCGTGATTGTTAAGGAACTAAAAGTTTCTAATCAGGTCAGAGATTTTAGTTCTGGCGAAAAGGTCTCGGCCTTTTTTGAAGAAGAAGGTCAGATTAAGTATATCTCAGCAAACGTGTTCTCTGGTATTATCGTTCGTGTAGACATTACCGAAAGAGGCAATAACTATTCTGTTGGCGATCAAGCTATTATCGAAAGCAATACTGGCACTGGCGGTATTATTGTTGTTTCTTCCACATCAAAGGCGGCAATCAGAACGATATCACCCACAGATGGCGGCGCTGGATTTCAAAACACAAACGTAATTCTGATATCCAGTTCGACAGGAACTGGAGCAAACGCATACGTTTCTCTGATAAACGCCGACGAGTCCGTGCATCCAAACACATACAATATTGTCATATCTCTCATAAGTCGTGAAGCAAATACAGCTATTGGCAACGCCCTTTATTCCAATCTTGTTAATACAGTTGCCGATCCAGCAAACAACTGGATCGGCAATTCTATGATTTATTTCCGCTATGCAAATACTGGACCAATTCAAAGAGTGGTCGTTCTGACAGGCGGTAATAATTATTTGGCAGCGCCTACCATGACAGCCGTGGCCAACACAAGAGTCAAAAATCTTGGTATTCTTGGAAAAATGAGAATTGTTTCTCCTGGTAGCGGATACGCAGTAAATGACGAGATTGAAATAATCAACAGACCTTATGCAACTATAGGTGCTGGTACAGGAGCAAGAGGATATGTAGCCACAGTTAACGGCACAGGTGCAATTACCAGTGTGAAATTTAAAGCCGTATCAGGACATTACATAGGCGGTTCTGGTTATAATATGCTTGAATTGCCAACAGCTAATATTATCACATCGACAGGTGTTGGCGGAAATGTTACTGTTTCGGCCATCTTAGGCTTTGGTGAAACACTAACAAGCACCTCGGATGAAGTTGGTGCAATTCTAGAACTTTCGATTCTGTCTGGTGGTTCTGGATATGCAATTCCGCCGACAATCAATCTCAAATCAATTGGTTCTGGTACAGCCCAAGCTGTATCAACTATCGTTCAAGGCGTTTATACTTATCCAGGCAGATATCTAAATGATGACGGTCATTTGAGCAGCTTTAACTTCCTACAAGACGGTAAGTATTATCACAACTATTCTTATGTCGTGAAAATTAAGCAGGCTATCAATAACTACAGAAAAGCATTGAAAGACCTGGTTCATCCTGCTGGTATGAGTTTGTTCGGCGAATATACAACCGTGGACAACGGCGAAACTATAAATGTTCAAGTGTCTACAGCAAGAACAACTGGAAATTCTATATTAAAACTTTCAAGTTTCTATACCTCATCAACTCTAGCAACATACAACACTTATACTCAGAATGTGATTGTTCTAACTGCCAACAATCATGGACTATACACAAATGATGTTATTCGTATAGACTTCTATACGGGCGATCTGGCAAATCTACCAAACAGAACATACACAACAACAGTATTGTCTCAAAACACATTTAGAATCACTACGAATACAAATCCAATATCAAATGGTACAGCAAACATTTGGTTGAACAATATGTCTGTATATAGAGCAAATCACGGATTTAGTGTTGGAAATAATCTGTATTTTGAGGTAATTAATAGCACAACAGCGAACATTACAAACGGTATTTTGACAATTGTTGCTGTAGCCAACTCAAATACCTATAATGTTGTTCATACGACAATCGCATCATCGAACGGATACAATAGTGGAAATGCGTACATTGGATATGTTTCTTAGTGATATAAATATGAAGAAAATTGGAAAATAAAATGGCCTCAGTTTATTCTAAAAATCTAAACATCTTTAATGCCGAACAGTTCAAAGAATCCGCATCGGAAGTTGCAAATACTGGACTTTATTTTACGATTGGTAAAGTGGAATCTTGGGCAAATGATGCTGCTCCACCGCAGGCCAATAGTTCCGTAACTTCTCTATATGAAGTCTATCGCAATATGATAGGTGCCAAGCGCGTTACGGGCAACGATATGTATCACTGTATACGTAGAATAGACTGGACAGCAAATACAGTCTATGACAGGTATGATCATTGCACATGCTCTCTAATACTATTTAATCCCAATACAGATTTCTATGTTGTCACATCAAACTGGGATGTGTACAAGTGTATTTCAAATAACAACGGCGCACCATCACAAAACGTTCCTACTCAGAAGATTACAACTGGAACAGTTCAGGAAGCAGACGGCTACATCTGGAAATATATTTATTCAATTTCATCTGGTGAGCAATTAAGATTTACCACATCTGAGTATATTCCAGTTAAAACTCTAACAAACGATGATGGATCATTACAATGGGACGTTCAAGATAATGCTATCGATGGCGGTATAGAATATATTGATGTCGTTAATGGTGGTCAAGATTATGTTGACAACACTAAGATTTGGATTACAATTACGGGCGATGGTTCAGGAGCAAACGCATTTGCTAAGACAAATGCTATGACAAATACTATTAATTCCATCGTCATTGATAGACCAGGTTCGGGTTATACATATGCCAACGTTATGGTTTATGATGATTCAACTTCTGGAATAGGAGCAAGTCTAAGGGCAATAATAAGTCCTCCTGGTGGTCACGGATCAGATGCATTACATGAATTGGGTGGAAGCAATCTAATGTTGAATGTAAGATTACGTTATGATGAAAACGGTAAATTGCCTACAACTAACGAATTTAGACAAGTTTCGTTGATAAGAGATCCTATCATTTATGGCACAACAAGAGTTGAGCAAAATACAGCATTCTCTCAGTATACGATTGTCACACTTTCAGGTGTTGATGATGACAACTTTGCGGAAGACGAAGTTGTGTATCAGGGTCTTGTTCTTGCCAACGCAACATTTACAGGCACAGTTGTAGACTGGAACGGTTCAAATCAATTGAAGTTGGCCAATACTCGAGGCTCACTACAAGCAACATCTCTAATAGGTTATGACACTGGAGCAACAGGAACAGTAACTCTTCCCATAACTGTTCCAGAAGTTCAACCTCATTCTGGACAACTTTTATATATAGATAATATACAACCAATTAGCAGGTCTTCCGATCAGATTGAAGATTTCAAAATAGTATTAAAGTTTTAGGGCATAGATAAAAATGGCAAAAGCAAACGTTGCAAACACACTGGTAGTTCCGACAGAAACAACTGTGTTTCCATATTATGATGACTTCAATGAAGAAAAGAATTTTTATCGTATTCTTTTCAGACCTGGTTATGCAGTTCAGGCCCGCGAACTTACTCAGCTACAGACTATTCTTCAAAACCAGATTGAAAGATTTGGTCGTCATATTTTTGAAAACGGTTCAATGGTTATTGGCGGTGAGGTATTTTACTCGCTTAGTGGTTATTCTACGATAAACTTGAGTCCTACTTATGCCAACACTAATATTGATATTGAGTCGTTTGATGAAAAACTAATTGTTTCTACAGACTCGGCAAACACAGTAAAATTTAAAGTTGTAAAAGTCGAAGCTGCCACAGAAGATCAGCCGCCTCTTTTACACGGAAGTTATTTGTCGGGCAATTTCTTTCGTCCAGATGGAACTTCAACTTTAGTTATTAAGGATGAAAACGTTTTTGCAAACACAGCTTCATCAAATGTAAACTCAGGAAGTTCTTTTGCTGGAATAAAAGATAGTATTTTCTTCTATAACGGATACTTCATAAAAGTTCCTTCTCAGACAATTGTGGTTAGCAAATTTAGTCAACTTGCAAATTGTCGAATTGGTCTTCAATTAAATGAGTCTATTGTTACGGAACAGTCTGATTCTACGCTATTAGATCCTGCACAAGAATCTTTCAACTATCAAGCTCCTGGCGCATCAAGATATAAAGCAGATTTGATATTCTCTTCTAGAAGTCTAGACAGCGAAGACGATTCGAAGTTTATTGAACTTGCACGTATTGAAAGAGGCATAATTAAAAATATTGTAAAATATCCAATTTATTCTGAAATTGAAGAAGTTTTAGCCAGAAGAACATATGATGAATCTGGAAACTATACAGTTAAGCCTTTCAATCTCACAATGAACGAAGATAAGTTTGATGCTGTCAACAACGTAGCTGCCACACTTTCTCCTGGTAAAGCATATGTTTATGGATATGAAATTGAAACTACTGGACCAACAGACCTTTCTATTAAAAAGGGCAGAACATTAAAATCCGTTGATGCGTGGGACTTGAACATGAATTACGGTAATTATGTTATTGTGGATGGGCTGCGCGGCGTATTTGATACATCTGTTGCTGACGTTTTTGATATGCATTGCGTATCAACTGCTGATGTTAAGTATGATACCAGTGAAGATTATAACAGAACAAAAATTGGTTATGGTAGAATTAAAGACCTTGAGTTTTTCTCAGGCGATGTAGATGTTGATGCTAGAAAGTATGAGTTCTATATCCTAGACACAAACTTTATCAATATCTCGTCAAATATAGCATACGCATCTGGTAATACAATTGTTCTTTATGGAAATAATCTTTTAACAAGATCAAACGGCGCATATGATGGTGCATTGCTAAGAATTACAGGTGGTGCAGGAGCAGGATATACTTATAACATTGCATCATATAATGGTTACTCAAACACATTTACTCTTGCAACTACACTATTTGAAACACCAACAAATGCATCTCAAGCAGCAATTGAGTTTAACTTTGGCAGCGCAGACTCTTTCATAAAGAAATATCCTTTTACCTCTGGCGCAACATCAAATGCTTCCGCAAACATTTCCACACTTAGTAAGTCTGGAAGTATTGCCACTGGCGCTGCACTTATTAGTGAATCATCTCTAAGCACACTTCTATTTCCACTACCTGATACCTATATTGCTTATGGTGCTAACGGTATTACAAACGCTTCATATTCTTATAGAAGAAAATATAATACAACATTTACTGCCGGTGTATCAGCAGCAATTCAGGTAGATAACAATGAAAATATGCTTGGTGCTACATCATCAAGCAACATCTCATCTACAATCATGAACAACTTCCTTGTAGTTTGTACAGATAAAGGAATAAGTGCAAGAGCAAATGGAGATATTATTAAGCCGACTGTAGTTGTTTCTGGTTCACCTGAACAGGCCGTGTTTGATACAGGAAGTGCAGATCCGAATGACACATTTACAGCAACAGTCTTTGCAAAAGTTGAGTTTGATCCTGGTGTGACTCCAAAACAAAAAACTCTTTATTTGATGAAGTCGGACGTAATGTCTAGTAACACACCAGTTTATCTATACAATGCTGCTACTGGATCATCAGCTAACGTTTATCTAACAGACGGTCAAGTTTTAATTACTGAACCATCTAGAGAAGTTGGTGTTCGTGAAAGCCTTTATATTACAGACGTTTCAGCAGTAAAAATATACGACTTAAACGGCGCAGAAGTGGACGGACTTAATATTCCTCCGGCTGGTGCAGATTTGTCTGGTTTCAGTGATGTAACAAATAGATATGAATTAGATAGTGGTCAAAGAGATAACTTCTATGATCACGCATCAATTAGATTGAAACCAAATTATGCAGCATGTAGAGGACCATTGCTAGTTTGTTGTCGATATTACGAACATTCTGCAATATCATCTGGTGGCGGCGGATATTTCTCAGTTGATTCCTATCCAAGTCTAACTACATCACTATATGAGAACGGCGCTTACATTGGCGATGGATATTCAATTATTCCACAATTTGTTAAGAATGATGGTACAGTAGTCGAGTTGAGAGATTGTATTGACTTTAGACCAACAAGACAAAATGCAACAAATACTTCACCTAACTTTACTCTACAGGGAGTGAAGATTCCTCTTCCTACAACAGACTTTGAGCTGGACTATGAATATTATCTTGGTCGCAAAGACTTGATCGTTATTGACAAGAACAAGCAGTTCTTGGTTGTTGAAGGTATTCCATCCAAGTATCCTCAAGAACCAACTGCACCAGCAACTGCGATGGTATTGTATTCTCTTGGTATTCCTCCATATACTGAGTATCCAAGCAACGTTTCTGTTAAGTATATCGATAACAAGCGTTATACAATGCGCGACATTGGACAAATTGAAAAGCGTGTTGAAAATCTTGAGTATTATGTATCTCTAAGCACTCTAGAAAAGAATGCTCTTGATATCACAATTCCAGACGTTGATGGTCTAGACAGAACAAAATATGGTATATTTGTAGATAGTTTTACATCTCACGTACTAGGTAATCCAAATTCAGAAGATTATGCTTGTGCTATGAACTTCCGTGAAGGTTGGTTACAAAATCAGACAGAAACTTTAGGTATAAAACTAAAGGCAAATACTGATTCGGGTGAGTGGGCAGGTTGCACAGTAACATCTAATAAGATAATTCTAAACTATGATGAAGTTGAATATATTTCTCAGACTGTTGCAAGTAAGTTTGCTCCTCTGGCCGAATTCTTGTACGGCGGATTTGAAGGCAACATCATTATGAGTCCTGAATCGGACAACTGGTATTCGACCAAAAAAGCACCAGACATCATCTTTACAGACGATGGTGTAGGTCAAGTTACTACTAAGCAAACGCTTCGAAGCATTGTAAACTCACAGAGCAGATAATAAATAGTGTAAAAAGGCATTTTAAAAGATGGCAAGTACAACGTCCACAGATCCAAGAATAACAGGCGCAACAGCAACAGTTCCTTCTACTAAGCCAAGAACAGGAACAAATAGCACTCTTGTTGACAACGCACAGATTGTCACAAACACAACTACAGTCGATAAGACTATAGGAAGTGTTGTCACAGGCGTTTCTGTTATTCCTTATATGAGAGCCTTAGCTATAGATTTTGTTGGTTACAGACTTCGTCCTGAAAGAGAAATATGGTTCTATTTTGATGGAGTGAGCGTTAACAGACTTATTCAAAAGCCCAATGTTATTAAAGTTGCATCTAGTAATGTTGTTAGTGATTTGAGAGCAGGCAATCAAAAGACTCTAAAAATTGGTTCTTCGTCTGCTAGAATTTTACATGTTGAAAGAAGTCTTGATACAGGAAATGCAGTATTTTATGTTTCTGAGTTTGATACTCCTGCCGAGTTTGCTGCAAGTGCCACTGTAACTGTCAAAGATACTAGTTACTCAACATCTTTGATTAGTTATGAACACCAATCAGGATTTTTAAGATTAAATTCTTCTAATGATACAATCTTTTTTGCTCTTGATGCCAATGGCACAACTGACGATTATTATGTTGGTAATACCATTACAATTGTTAATGGTTCTGATGCAGGACAATCTGCGGAAATTATAAGCTACAACTGCGCCACAAAAACTGCATATGTTGAACCAGAATTAAAGATCAATCCAAAAGATGACGAACTAATCTACACTATTGGTGATTACAGAAGTTGGTATTCATCTAATACATATCCGTCAACATTTACCACATCTAGAGGTATCGTTTCTGGTGTATTCCATGTTCCTGATCCAAACAAAAATCCTGAGATTAGATTTAGAACAGGCGAAAGAACATTCCGAATTGTCGATAATCCTTACTATGGTATAAATGATCCTGAATTTGGTGTAGGTAGTGTTACAACAAAAGCACAGTATCGTTTCGTTTCAAATGGCCTAGAACAGTCTGTTGCTCAACTTATTGAACGTAGCAGAGATGAAGATATAGCAATTTTGTTGCCTCCTCCAACACCAAGTACAACTCGTACTGTTAGCAGAACACCATCAAAAACACCAATAACAAAAACGCCAACACGTTCTATTACTCCTACTCAGACTCCGGATCCTTCTCCAACACCAAGTCCAACTTATACAACACCGCCGCCGTCACAGTCAAAGTCAAGGTCGCCTATACCTACGACAAGAACTCCACAAGTTCCACCTGTTACATCACCAAAACCACCTGTGACAACGCCGCCGCCATCAAAGTCTAAGTCACCTTCTGTTCCGCCTACCAAGAGTAGAACGCCTTCTTGTAGACCAAAATTTACATATTGGAGAGAACCAGGTAAAGATGGAAACTGTCCGTACGGCTCATGTTCTAGATGCGTATCGTGCTGTCAAACATATGGCGACGGTGACGATCCTATCGCACAATCATTCTTTGTCTCTGCCGTAGAGAGTCCAGATGGAGTATTTGTTTCATCTGTTGATTTGTTCTTCAAAAACAAGGGCGAGTTGCTTCCTGTAGAAGTCCAAATTAGACCAGTTGAAAACGGCATACCAAGAAACGACAAAATTATTCCTGGTGCAACAACTATAGTAGATATTGAAGATATTAATGTATCAAATTTTCCAAACACATCTAACTCATTGACTGCAACTAGATTTACATTCCCAAGTCCAGTATATCTAAATGCAGGATATGAATATGCCATTGTGGCTGTTACAGATGATTTCGGTTATGATTATTATTCAGCAGAACTAGGTGGAACTGTACTTGGCACTGATAGAAAAATTTCAAAACAGCCGTTCTTGGGTTCTTTCTTCAAGTCTCAAAGTAACGGTAAGGGTAGAGGAACTTGGACTCCTCTTCAAAACGAAGACTTGATGTTTGTATTGAATAAGTGCAACTTTACATCAACATCTGGCACTGCAATATTTGAAGAAGATAAAGTTGCTATGCGTAGAGAATTGACAGCAAATGTAGACTACAATTCATTTGATGAAATTAAAGCCAACACTTACTATGATGCATTTGAATTAAGATCCGATGCTATTGAAATTAACAATACTAAGTTGCAATACTATTTCAAAGGTGCATCAAATACATCTAAGATTTTAGCATCAACATATACAAACTTTGATGCCGACAGAAGATTTGACTTAGAAGAAAGAAATCTTGTTTTCAATCCTCAATTGGCAAATAAGTCTATGTCTGTCCGTATTGACATGTCTACAAAAAATCCAGATGTTTCTCCTATCATCTATCATAACAGACAAAATATGGTAACAATTGAAAATCTGATTAATGATACTGGTCTAACAGCCGATAGGTTTACAATTACAAATCCAGGATCAAACTATGATACAACAAACGCATATGTAACTATCACAAGCAATGTAGGATATGGAGCAAATGCTTGGGCAGTAGCTTCGGATACAACTGGAACAATTGTTGGGATTTATGTTGATAGTCCAGGAGTTGGATATGTTGATGATGTTACAGCAACTATCGGTGGTGGTTCAGGAACTGGAGCAACTGTCAGCGTATCATCTGAAACAAGTTCATCTGGTGGTCCAGCTTTGGCCAGATACATTTCAAAGACTGTTACTTTGATTGATGGATTTGATGCTGGCGACTTGAGAGTATTCTTGACAGCCGTAAAACCACCTGGTTCAAACGTTAATGTGTATTATAAGGTACGTAACGCTCTTGATCCGCAAAAGATTGAAGACCGCGATTGGGTACGTATGACTCAAAAGACAAGTCAGTATACCTTCTCGGTAAACAGACAGCCTGTCGAATATGAATATAGACCATCTCTAACATCAAACAATATTACATATTCAACAGATACAACAACATACAAGACTTTTAATCAGTTTGCTATCAAGATTGTTCTGTCTTCTAGAAGCACTGTAGCAAATTCTATTCCTTATGTTCTAGACGTTCGTGCAACAGCCCTTCCAGAGGATGCGTACTGATGGAAAATTTGGCTAAAATAAAAGAACACGAAGAACTTAGAAAAGATACGTATAGTGGAGCAATTCTATTGTCTGACAGAAACATAGCAAATGAATATAGAAGTCGTAAGGCGATGATGAATAATGTGCGCGATGTTAGTGCTGAGATAAATAGTATAAAAGAAAAGCTATCTGATTTGGAATCAGTCAAAACAGACATGCAGGAAATAAAAGAACTCCTAAGAGGATTGGCAAAGTAAAATGGCACTAGCAAATGTCACACTAAACAACACATTTGATGAGTGGCGCAATATCACAAATCAAGTAATTCATTTTGTCAATGAAATTGAAACGCAACAGTTAATTAATGCGGTCTCAAATACAACCGCATTAACTGTTTCAGCAAGAAACATTAAAAGAAACGATACCCTATATTTCACACTCAATGTTTCCAATAGTGTTTTAGATAGATCAACGATAAATGTTGCTACAGCCAATGCTGTTAATATTGTCTTTGCTGCTCTTGCAAACACAGATGCAAGATTAGTGTTAGTTTCCAACGACGCAAACGTTATAAATTCTGTAGCGAATGCTGCATTTATTCAGGCTAATACAGCCAGAGTTCACGCTAATGCATCATTTGATCAGGCTAACACAGCAAGAGTTCATGCAAACGTCTCTTTTGATCAGGCTAACACCGCAAGAGTTCATGCTAACGTTTCCTTTGAACAAGCTAACACAGCTAGAACCCACGCTAACACTGCTTACGCTTCAGCTAATGCTGGTCTATTACAAGCAGATACAGCTAGAGATCACGCTAACACTGCTCATGCTTCAGCTAATGCAGGACAGTTGCAGGCTAACACGGCTAGAGTTCATGCAAATCTAGCTTTTGGTCATGCTAATGCTGCTTTTGCAGTAGCTAATTCCGCAAACAATCTTTCAGTTGCTAATACGCTATCTAATGGAATGACGCAAATTCGTTCTACTAGAAATATTCTGAACTTTATTCCTACCGGAACTATAGTTACGATAGTTGAAGATGACGCGGCAGGAAATAGAATAAATGTTTCTTCTCAAGTTATCGGCATTGGAAATATCGGCGATACATCTAATCTAGCTTTCCTTCAAGCTAACGCAGGATTTTTACAAGCTAATACAGCCAGAGTTCACGCTAATGCATCATTTGATCAGGCTAATACAGCTAGAATCCACGCTAATGTTTCTTTTGAACAAGCTAACACATCAAGAGTTCATGCTAACTCGGCTTTTGAAAAAGCAAACTCAGCATACACTCTTGCAAATTCTGTATCTGGAGGTCAAGCACCTATCCTTGAAGCAAATAAAGCAGCGTTTGATAATGCTAACGCCGCATACGAACAAGCTAATACGGCTAGAGTTCATGCTAATACAGCACACGCATCAGCCAATGCTGGACAATTGCAGGCTAACACAGCTAGAATCCACGCTAATGCTGCATTCTCGGCTGCTAATAGTGCTCTATCAAACACATCAGGCGCGTCTTTTGTTGGAAATTTACAGATACCTACAGGCAATCTTACAATTGGCGATGGAACAACTCAAGGCATAAGACTTTCTGTCAATGCTTGGATTGGTGTTGCGAACGTTATTCCTCTAGCAGAATTTATGAATGGAACACAATCTATTCAGTTAAATGCGAATACAAGTGTGGGCGCATGGAGCGACTTGATGCTCGACAGAGATGCATCTATCATTTATAGTCGTGGAGCTACCGATGATGGCGCAAATCTTGTAATTGGACCATGGACAGATAGTTCGTTTGGTTATAAGCAAGATGGTGCAGGACGCCACGGATTCAACACAAGTAATCCAAGACACGTACTAGATGCCAACGGCACAGCTAATATTTCCGGTTCACTTCTAGTTGGTGCAATGAATGTTGTCCCAACAATTCAAGTAACATTTGGTCAAGCTAATACAGCCCGCGATCATGCTAATGCTGCATTCTTAGCTGCTAATACAGGTCTTGGTATTGGTTCTGCATTTTTACAGGCTAATACAGCCCGAGATCATGCTAATACAGCACATGCATCGGCCAACGCAGGATTACTACAAGCAAACACTGCTAGAGTTCACGCTAACGTTTCCTTTGAACAGGCCAACACAGCAAGAAATCAAGCAAATGATGCATATACAAGAGCAAATACTGGTGTAACTGTTATACAGACAGATGCGATATCTGCAACAAGATATATTATATTTACAGATAAAACAACAGGAACACTTGCTAATGCTAATGTTGCAACAGCATTGTCGTATAATCCATCTAGCGGATCTCTAGTTGCAACATCTTTAAAGTCTTCCGCTCTTTATGATAGTTCTGATAGACAGCTATTGATTAAAGATTCTACTGGAACTGTTGTGTGGGGTAACTAATATGGCAGCATATGTAGAACTTATAATGGATCAAGGAGCATCGTTCAATAACGTCATCAATCTGACTGACGATTTGAGTAATGCGTCTTTGAATATCCTTGGTTATACAGTTCGCAGTCAAATGCGCCGTTCTTATTATTCAGCAAATGCAACAGCTAATATCACTTGCACGATTTCTAATTATGCAAATGGCGAAATTACCATGTCCATGACAGCGGCCAACACAACACTAATAAAAGCAGGTCGTTATCTTTTTGACTTGGAAACTGTCGATACGAATGGAATTGTAAGTAGAGTGCTTGAAGGAATTATCACAGTAACCCCTCAAATTACGAGATAACCAATGGGCACGAAAGTAATATTAAGGTCTACAACTCCAAATAGAGTTTCGATAAATAATCAGCAAAGGTCTACGGTCAGAACCGTGGCCGTTGCTTCTACACAAGTAGACAGACTATCTGAACTAACTGACGTTGATACCTCAGATGCCGATAACAATGAGGTGCTAGTATATGATGAAACGCTAAATAAATATGTTATTAAAACTATACCAGCGGTAGACGGAGGAACGTTCTAA